TGGTCTGACAATCCAGCACTCTGCATCCGCGATTATCTTTTGTCGGGGTATGGTCTGGGTGAGAGTTCCACCAACATTGACGACACCTTGTTCGAGGCGGCGGCGACCGCGTGCGAAGTGCAGATCGGTGGCGCGGACACTTACACATGTAACGGTGCGTTTCTATTGGACGCTTCCCCGGAGGACATCATCCGATCAATGTTGTCCTCAATGGGCGGGACGTTTTGGAATTACGGTGGGAACTGGGCGACCCGTGCGGCGGGTTACATCACACCGACCCTGACACTGAACGAGGATGACTTGCGAACCAATGTCACAATCGCCACGCGCCATTCCAGACGTGACAATTTCAATGCCGTACACGGTACATATAGAGGGGCCGAAACGGATTGGCAGGAAGATAACTACACATCTATCAATCCGGGTCTGTTTCTTTACGAGGACAACGACATCGAAGCGATTGCTGAATTGCCGCTGTTGTTCACATCGACCGACACGATGGCGCAGCGGATTGCGCGGACATTCCTGCGCCGGAACCGGGAACAAATCACCGTCACTGCTGGTTTCGGTCTCGCCGCACTTGATCTGAAAGTAAGCGATACGGTCATGCTTACTGTGTCTCATTACGGTTGGTCGCAGAAAGTATTCGAAGTTGTGGATTGGCGGATGGGGATGACTTCTGATATGGATATAGTCATCAACATGATCTTGCGTGAAATGAGTGAGGAAGTGTTTACGGGGATTGTTCGCGGTCTTGAGGACGAAAGCGCCAACACGCTGACCGACGAAAGCGGCAACACATTGGAGGCAATAGCGGCGTAATGGTAAAGATTAACGACACCACAAGTTTCCCGAACACCACGCCTGCGCTCGGCGATCATGTTCCAGGAACGGATGTAAGCAACACAGCCAACAGCGCGGACGGTGAAACCGTCACGTTTTTGATGAGCGCCATAGCGACGTTGTTGGCGGACACCAGCGTAACAGGCATGCCGATCAACGAAGCAGCATGGCACCCGTATAACGCCGCGACGGTTGGCGACGGTAACGACGGGATGTTGTTCGATCACGATGTTGACGGCAATAGCAACTTTTTCTCTTTCACCCCGGAGGCCGGTTACGACTACAGAATCGTATTTGAAGACCTCAGTCACAATCACACTAGTGATCGGGATTTGGAGCTTAGTGTCACAGGGACATCAACCGCCGAGACATTGTTCGATGTTGAGGCGGCGATGGCTCGTACCGAAAATGTTAGTGGGTTTGTCGAATTATTCGCTCCTGCTGACCTGACAAGCATAAAACAAGTGAAGTTTGCTTCTATCCTGAATATGTCTGCCGGGGCATTTTCGGGCGCGAATATCGCGGGTAGAGCATTGAAATACTCGACGGAGGAAGCCATTGCGACGATCGATTTGCGCTTTTCTGGCAATTACATAATGGATAGCGGAAAGATATGGCTTCTGCGCCGCAGGAACTATCAGAAGGGGTGATCTGAAATGGCCGACACAAAAGTAAGCGCACTTGGCACGGTCGTCCCGATAAAGACTGACGTTCTGTACGTTGTGGACAACCCGACCGGAACGCCAGTCTCAGGCAAGGCCACAATCGAGAACGTGGTGTCACCCCTGATCGGTGACACGGTACAAGCGTATGACGCAACACTGACCAGCATTGCGGCGCTTGGCACCGCAGCGGACAAGATTGCCTACACCACAGGCGTGGACACTTGGGCGGAAGCGGCGATCACGTCGTTTGGTCGCAGTCTCATTGACGATGCGGACGCTTCGGCGGCGAGAACCACGTTGGGGGTAGATGCTGCCGGAACGGACAATTCAACAAACGTCACGATTGCCGCAGGTTTGGATTACATCACCATCTCTGGGCAAGAATTGACGCTCGGTGACATCACTATCGACGACATGGCGGATATGGCGACAGACAGTTTCCTTGGTCGCACCACCGCCGCAACTGGTCCCGTGGAGGTTCTCAGCAAGGCCGACGCACTAGCTATCTTGAATGTTGAGGACGGTGCGACAGCGGACCAATCCAATGCCGAAATCGAAACGGCTTACAACGCGCAGGTTTCCGTCGTTTCGCAAGGTGACGCAGAAGCCGGGACAAGTTCCACCGTTTATCGCTGGACGCCGCTTCGAGTAGCGCAGGCGATTGCGGCATTGGCGGCGGGTGGGTTACAGAACAACTATGTCGCCACGACCGATCCGGGTGCGACCGACGACACGAACGCCGGGTATTCGGTCGGCTCGGTCTGGATCAACACGACAAGCGACGAGAGTTTCAAGTGCGCCGACAACACGGCAAGTGCCGCTGTATGGGTCAAGACCAGCCTGACAACGGACGAACTTGCAACCGTGGCCGTAAGTGGCGACTCTGACGATCTGACCGAGGGTGCGACAAAACTCCTACTTACGTCAGCGGAGCGGTCGAAACTCTCCGGCATCGAGGCGTTGGCTGATGTGACCGACAGCACCAACGTGGCGGCAGCTTTGGTCACTCTCGGATACGACGCCGACCTTGCCACGATGTCTCTACCTGCAAGCACAACTATTAGTGCATTCGGCGCTACTCTAGTTGACGACGCGGACGCCGCAACAGCGCGAACAACCCTTGGTCTGGCTATTGGAACTGACGTTCAGGCGTATGACGCTGACACCATGAAGACCGATGTCGCTCAGACAATGACCGCGCAGCTTACTGTCAAAGAGACAGCCGAAACAGTTTACACTCTAACTGGAACTGACGTTGATCCCGCGAATGGCACGATCCAAAAGAAGACGGAGACAGGTTCTGCAACTCTCACGGGGAACAACTTCGCCGCTGGACAGAGCGTCACATTGATCCTGACGGCTCCGACGGCGGTTACCTTTACAGGTTTCAACTGGATTACATCAGACGGCAGTGGGCCTACGCTTGGCTCAAACAACGACACATTTGTTCTCTACTACGACGGAACAACGAAGTTCGTTACATATGTGGGGAACGACGGGTGATCCTTGCTGAGAAATTAAAATCGGCAGTCTTGGCTACGCAAGCTGGCGCTCCAAGCGTCATCCAGTACGCTGTTGGAAGCAGAGCAACCAACCCGAGTGTGACAACAATGAGCGGCTTGACGAACGGTAATCTGCTCGTACTGACTGGGGCGATGAGCGGCACTGCCAGTTGGGACAATCTCAACTTGGCCAGCCAAGGCCTCACGCAGCAGAACTCCTTTACAGCAGAAACCCACCCAGGGGTGTTCGTGGCAACTCGCGTAATCGACGGAACCGAGGCAGCGTCCTACTCTGTCACTGAAGCCGCCACTTCGGTGCTCGCCCTCATGGAAATCAGCGGCACGTTTGATGTTTGCGGAGACTCTAGCCGGAATGGCTCCGACCTCACATTCGACATTAGCGGCATTACAGTCACCAACAACAACAGCTTGCTCTTTGCGATTGGCGCGGTTTCACATGATTACGCGCTGACAATGCCAAGCGGCATGACCGAAGTATTCAACAACTCTGGCAGTGGCGATCCGGGGCTGGCAGTTGCATACGAGTCCGTAAATTCAGGCGCGACCGGAACAAGACAAATTAGCAGACCTGGCACTACCGCTGGTATTGGCGGCGTGATGTTCGCGGTTTATTGAGGAGAGTGACATGGAATATGTAAAAATTACAAACGGAACTCCTAAGACTTATTCAATCGGGCAACTTCGCAAGGACAACCCCGAAACAGCTTTCGCCAAAGATATTTCCGATCAGGCGCTGGCTGAATGGGGCGTGCGCCCTTGCGCGGTACCCGCCTATCCTGACTGCGACCCACTTGTAGAAAGGGTGGTGGACGATGGGTTCGAACAGGACGCACATGGCAACTGGTCGAGGAAGTACGCGGTTGTCCAGCGGTCTCAATCCGAGGCCGAGTCCAATGTGCGGGATCGTCGTAATGTTTTATTGAGCGCTGCCGACTTCACTCAGCTTGCAGACAGTCAAGTGGACAAGGCTATGTGGGCAGCTTATCGTCAAGCCCTTAGAGACATTCCGGCGCAAGTTGGCTTTCCGTTCTCAGTGACTTGGCCTACAGAACCGGAGTAACCATCAATGCACTTGCTTGTGAAATATTGATATGAAGGGCGGCTGCGATGGACCAAAAAGTGTTAGCTGGCATGTTCGCCGCAGTTGTTATGGCTGTCCTTTCATGGATGGCCAACACTACGATGGAGCTAAAGATGGCTGTGCAGAGGCTAGAGATCATCCTTCTGGACGACGCATTGACTAAGTGAGAATGATTATGGAACTGCTCGTAAAATTCTGGCCTGTACTCGCTGGTTTTTTGACCCTGATCGTCTGGCTGATTAGGCTGGAGTCTCGCGCAATGGACAACACTAGGGAGATCAAGCGCCTCTGGAATCAACGCCGCGAGGATTTAGAGGCGTCAAATCGGTCCCGCGAAGACCTAAATAAAATGCTGGCCGAAATTAGGGACGACATCAAGGCGCTGATTGCAAAGGTGGGGAAATGATACCGAACAGGGAAACGATTGATCTGATCGCGTCCTTCGAGGGCGATGAACTCACTTCCTATCTCGACAAAGTTGCAAGCCCACCCGTCTGGACTATCAGCCGTGGATTGACCACCGGAGCCTATCCGGGGCTGAAGGTTGTTGCCGGGATGCAGATCACGCAGCAGCAATCTGACGAGATGTTTCTTGAATGCTTGGAATACTTCGGCACTCAGATTCGCCCGATGATGACCCGCGCACCGACGCAGAGCCAGTTCGGAGCCATGCTCTCGCTAGTTTGGAACATTGGCGTCGGCTCGTTTTCACGATCCACATGCCTCAAGCGATTCAACGCCGGGGATATTGAGGGCGCAGCCGAGGCGTTGCAGTGGTTCAACAAAGCTGGCGGGAAGGTTCTGAGGGGGCTTGTACGCCGCCGTGAGGCAGAGGCAAAGCTGATGCTGTCTGACATTGACGACAGACCCATAGAGCTAGTCACAGCGCGTCCTGACGCCGAGAAGACGGCATCCAAGTCTACCACCATCCAAGCCACCGTGGCGACTGGCGTTGCCGGGGCGACTGGTGTGGGGACTGCTATCGGTTCTCTGGATGGTGACGCTCAGATGGTCGTAGTAATCGCCGCTTGTATTGCGGCGATTGGATTGGTTTGGATATTCAGGGAGCGCCTAAAGAAGCTGGGTGGTGGCGTATGATCGGCCTTTTCTTCGGCAAGGCGAAACTGTATCTGGCAGTGGCTACCGCTGTAATTCTTGCTATTGGCGCAGCGTTTCTAAAGGGCTGGACAGCGCGAGGACACCAGGAAAAAATGCGGGATCAGGAGGACTATATTGATGCCCGGAAACGAATGGATGCTGTGGATCACATTGACGATCCTGACGATGCTATTAAGTGGCTGCGTGAACGTGGGAAGCGGTGAGGCAATCTGCGATGGCACAGAGGCCTTACGAAGGGTCCACGCACAGGCTCTTGTTGAGGATGGAGGCGATCAGTCTGTCGTAAGTGGGCAGGCGCTGATTGCCACGCTCGACGCTGGATGCGGAATTGGATGACTCCCCGGCAGAAAGAGGCGCTGGAGCTATTCAGGAGGCTAGGCAGTAGGACAGGGGTGGCTAATGCCCTTGGCGTAGACAGACGCGCAGCATCTCGGTTAATTTCAAGAGCGCTAGAATCCGAGGGGGTGGAGGCAGAGGCTGATCCGGCAGT